GCCAGCCATACCAAGCGTGCAGGTGCAGGGCACTTGGGGCTGGCCTGCTGTACCCGACGATGTCCGTGAAGCCTGTGTGCTGCTGGCCATTCGTGGCTTCGCTCGTTACAACGCGGCTCTCGGTGTAGTGGGCTTCGCTGACATGGCCATTCAGGTGCGCTCTGTGGATCCCGATGTGCGTGACTTGCTGTTTCCGTACCGCCTGCTTGGACTCGGTGGCTGATGCCTGCAACATCTACGCAGGTCATGGATGGGTTGAAGGCTCGCCTTGCGACCGTCTCCGGCCTTCGCACTTTCGACTACCAGCCTGAACAAGTGAACCCACCTCTGGCGTTCCCTTCCATCACCGGCATCAACTACTACAACGCATTTCGCGGCGGCGATGTGCAGTTCACTGTGGACATAACTGTCGTGCTCGGCCGGTACACCGACCGCGTCACTTTCGCGCGTCTCGATGAATTCACTTCGTTCTCTGGCGCATCATCAATTCGCGCTGCTCTTGAAGGTGACTCCACGCTCGGTGGAGTTTGCAGTGACCTGATAGTAGAGTCAGCATCAGCCGTTGGCAGTCTTGCTGTTGATGGTGCAGAATTTCTCGCTGTGACTTTCGCGGTCACGGTGCATGGATAGGAGTTGTCATGGCACAGTACAAAGTTGTTTCAGACCGTCTCGCCGATCACAAATGTGATGAGGTCGTTGACGGCAAAGTGCTTGGTGATAGTGTGACATGGCTGCTCGAAGCCGGACACATCATTGAAGTGAACGGCAAAGCCGCAAAGAATGACGAAGTAACAAAGGACTGATCGACATGGCACAAATTGTTCTCAAGGACTGCAAAATTGAAATCGGCTCTACGCCGGTAACGCTCAGCGATAGGGCAAATTCTGTAACCGTCACTTATGAAATCGAGCAAATCGAGATCACTTCCTTCGGTGCTACTGGCCGTTCGTATGCCGGTGGTTTGCAAAACAACACCGTAGAGATCGAATTCATGCAGGACTTCGCTGCAGCAAATGTTGAAGCAACAATCTTTCCGCTTGTCGGCACTTCGACAACCGTTGCAATCACTCCGACTTCATCCGCTACTGGCGCAACGAATCCGAAGTACACGATCACGGGTTGCTATCTCGCATCGCACACACCCATCGCAGGTGGCGTTGGAGAGATTGCGATGACATCGTTGTCGTTCGCTGGCGGCGTTCTTGTAAAGACCACATCGTAATTTCATAATTAACTGAGGAGGGACTCATGAAAATTTCACTTGGTGTCACATTCTGTGATGGATCCACACAAACAGTTCAGGCTGTCTTTGCTGACTTTGTTCAGTTCGAGAAGCAATGGAATCGCTCTGTTGCAAAGTTTGAACAGGAAGTGAAACTGACCGACCTTGCATGGCTCGCTTGGGCATCAATGCGTCGTCAAGGTTTAACAACTAAATCATTCGATCCGGACTTCGTTTCATCTGTTGATGACATTTCGTTGCTGGATGATGATGAGGGAAAAGCACACTCAATCTAGAAGCGCATGACCTAATCGTTGCTGTTGCATGCGAGACAGGAATTGCACCCTCTGTTCTGCTGTGTGAATCAGAAGAAATCATTGATGCAATGATCCGCTACCTTCGTAAACGGGCAGAAGCATCTAGGAGGCGATAATGGCAAAGGACTACGGCAAGGTTGAAGTTGTCGGCCTGTCTGCCTTTCGTCGTGAAATACGCAAAGCGACCGAAGATGGTTCCGGTGAGGAGTTACTTCGTGAAGCGAACTACCGCGCCGGTCTTGCTGTTATCAAATGGGCAAGGGCTGAAGCGCAAGGAAACAAACAACGCGAGTCTGCTGCTAAGACTTTGACTTCGTTGCGGCGTGGCTACGGCGTGTATGTCGTTGGTGGCGATAAGACCGTTCCCTACTTCGGTGGTGCAAACTTCGGATCTGACCGTGATGTTCGCCGCATCATTAAGAACAAGCGTCAAGGCAAAAGGTCNCGCGCTACTCGTGTACGCGAAGGTGAAGACATAGAAAAGGTCGTACGCAAAATCGAGGAGCAGTATGTGGACAAGCGTGGCCGCACCATGACCCAGAAAGAAGGCGGCCGTCAAATCAAAGTGGCGCGCACGAAGTCCGGCGCGACTCGCGTCATAAAAGGCTGGAATCAATTTGACCGTTTTACAAAGGGCAAGGACTACTTCCTGTATCGCGGAGTGAATCGAAACTATAAAGACCTAGAAATGGTGTACGAATCGATGATGCGTCGCGCTCTTAAGGATGCGTTCCCCGACTAGGCTCGGTGCGTTATGGCTGGCTCTCGTAAATTAACGCTGCAAATTCTCGGAAATGCTAAGGGCGCAGTTGGTGCTCTTGGTGAGACGGAGTCTGCTGGCAAGCGTCTTGGATCCCGTATGGGTTCCCTTGGTAAGCAGATGGCTGTTGGCCTTGGTGCTATCGGTGTCTCTGCTGGCTACATGGCATCGCGCTTCGTCTCTGCTGCTTATGAATCACAAAAGGTGATGAAGCAGACTGAAGCAATCATCAAGGCGACCGGCTCTGCTGCCGGAATGACCGCCAAGCAAGTTGGCGATCTTGCGACCACTCTTTCGAACAAGACCGCCATTGACGATGAAGCAATCCAGACCAGTCTCAACTTGTTGCTCACCTTTAAGAAGGTTAGGAACGAAGCAGGCGAGGGTAATAATGTATTTGACCGCGCTGCAATGGCCGCGCTTGACTTGGGCAATGTCTTTGGCTCTACCGATGCTGCCGCTAAGCAGTTAGGTAAAGCGTTATCAAATCCGATTAAGGGCATCACCGCCTTGACTCGTTCCGGCGTTGACTTCACTGAATCGCAAAAGGAACAAATCAAGTCCTTAGTTGGTCAAGGCAAAACGCTTGAAGCGCAGAAAATCATTCTCGCTGAAGTCGAAGCGCAGGTTGGTGGCACTGCTGCCGCAAGTGCGACCGCCTTCGATCTGATGAAGGTTGGCATCGGGAACGCTGAAGAAGCGTTAGGTATGTTGCTGCTGCCAGCGATGGAGTCTTTCGCAAGTGCGATGAGCACAACGGTGCTGCCTGCTGTGAAGTCTTTTACTGACTCTGTTGAGGAGAAGGGGTTTGGTCAAACCTTCAAGGACATGGGTAAGGGGATAGTTGAAGCGGCACCTTCAGTCCTTGCTTCATTGCAGGAGTTGTTCAACGGTGCAGTGACTTGGATGTCTGAAAGCGGTGTGCCGATGTTGCGCGATGGCCTCAGCAAACTTGGTGAGTTGTTCATGACTTGGATCGAGCCGAACATCTTTCCGATGCTCTCGAAATTGGGCGACTTGCTCATCGCTCTGAACACTTGGATCCGCGACGAAGTGTTGCCTGTTGTCGTGGATGAATTCATCAAAGTTGGCGGTGCTCTTGTCAATTGGGTTATTGACTCGTTTCCGGAGTTGTCTCGCCGTCTTGGTGAATTTGCGGAGAAGTTAGGTGGCTACATTCAGGAGTCGTTACCCATCGTTCTGGATAAGGCGCGCCTTCTCGGTGATGCACTTGTGGAGTGGGTTGGTGAAGCGGTACGCAAGTTGCCAAAGGAAATCATCAAACTTGCAGCCAAGTTGGTTGAAGTAATCCTTACCGATGTCATTCCTGCAATCCTGAAGGCCACGCCTAAGATCGTTTCTGCTCTTGTGTCGTGGACTGGATCGCTTGCTGTTGACTTGGTGGCCGGTCTTGGTATCGCGTTTTGGGAATTGCTGAAAGCACTTCCGTCACTCGGTAAGTCTCTGGCTATCGGTATGGCCGATGTCGCAAAGGCCGCAGGCAAAAGTCTTACCAACGGACTCATCGACCTAATCAACGGACTCATTAGGAAAGTTAACGACCTACTTGAATTCACTATCAAAGTTCCGGCTGCACCGGATATCAAAATAAACGCACCGGACATTCCAGAAATCCCCAAACTTGGAGACGGCGGCATCGTCGGGAAAGCGACCCTCAGCGTTATCGGTGAACGCGGTGCAGAAGCAGTTGTGCCTCTCGACCGCTATGACGCGATGCGCAGTGGTGGAATGTCTGCTGCCGCTGCTGCCTCTGGCGGTGATGTCTACATCACGGTGCAGGCTGGCGTTGGGGATCCGGTTGCGATAGGTAAGTCTGTTGTGGATGCGTTGCAGGCGTACCAGCGTCGTGTTGGTGCTCTCAATCTGAAAGTGGCGTAGCGATGGCTTACCCTGTGCCCATTGTCGAGATCGCATTCGACGACTCGCCTTATGCCGTCTCTCCCACTTGGGTTGATGTCAGCGACCGTTGTCGTTCGTTCTCATCGGATCGTGGCCGTCAGGATGACTGGGGAACCTTTAGCGGTGCTGCCTCTGTTGTCTTGGACAATCGTGACCGCCGGTTCGACCCGTTCAACACGACCGGTATTTACTACGGGAAATTGACACCGCGAAAGCAAATCAGAATCCGCGCCAACTATGACGGAACCATCAAGGATGTATTTCGTGGGTTCATCAGTGGGTTCACTCCGTCGTGGAGTGAGGCTGGCAAGGAATCAACAGTCACCCTTTCCTGTTTTGATGCGATGCAGTTATTGGGTTCCATGTTTCTTCCGCAGGACTGGAGTCGTAAGTACATCTTGTCTACTTCGCCACGCCACTACTGGCCTTGCGACGAACCGATAAATCCATTCACATCCGGCACCGTGTTGTCTGACTTGGGTTCTGTCCCTTTGAACTTAACGACAACAACTTTGGCGACTAACAGTTCGCAGTTGGCTGAAGGTCTTGTCAATTCATCCATTCAAGGGACAGGCGGCGTTAGTTCTGCTACTGCTTACGGATCTACTCTCAGCGCGACTTCATTCACTGTTTCAATGTGGGCGGTATTGGATCCTGATGTCACAACCAATTTCGGAGAAGTTGGTAATTGTTTTTTCAGTATGGGCTTCAGTTCGTCAACATCGAAGTATGTGATCTACATTGACGACTACGCCAACTCTGGCTTGTATTACCAATTCAGCACAACGGGAACATTTGACGGTGGTGCTGCTCGCCTAATCTCGTTCTCGTTCAATGTTTCGAGCAAGGCGTTTGCTCTTTACCTTGACGGCGTAGCAGTGGGGACAAGTGTTATCAGTGGTAGCAGTTTCTACATTCCACTTGGCGAACAGTTCAACACCGGCGGTGGACAAATTCAGCAGTTAATTGTTTGGCACAGCGTCATCTCGCAGGCGGTCATTCAGAATGTTTACAAGTTCTCGACCGCGTACATTCCAGAAACGACCTCTGCTCGTGTTTCTCGAATCATTGGTGAGACATTGTTTCCAAGTGGACTTGTTTCCACGCCTGCTTCACCGGCAGGTTCTGTTCTGAAAATCACCGATGATGCACCTGCTGCCGCTAGTGAATTGCAGTTGACCGCCGACAGCGAAGGCGCACCTCTGTTCGTTGCTAAGAACGGTGTTCTTACCTTGTACTCGCGCACGCAGCAGTTCACTCAATCACGCTCGGTAAACACGCAGGAGACTTACGGTGCTGGCGGTTTAGCAATTGGCACTGATGCGCAGGTCGAATATGACGGCGACTCAATGCGAAACAGCATAGGCAGTCAAATGTCCGATGGTGCTGTTGTCACAAGCATTGACTCAACATCGCAGTCGTTGTACGGCGAATCAAACCAAGTAATCAGCACGAACCTTTCAGCCTTCTCTGATGCCAAGGCATTATCGGATCTGTTGCTGCTTCGCGGTAAGTCTGTTTATGCAAAGGTCAGCCCTGTTGAAGTTGTGCTGTCTCCGACCGCGAATTGGACAAGCACTCTTGAACTTGAATTGAACGACAAAATCGTTGTGAACATTCAGCCGCCATCCGGCTCTGTAATTTCCCAAGGTCTACTTGTTCAGCACATTCATCACGAAAGTTCCGAAGGAGTCTGGCGTACGCAATTGACCGGATCCGCACGATGGGCTGCAAATGCACCGACCGCTTCAGTCCTTAGTGCAAGCAGTATCACTTCAAGCAGCGCAACTCTTGAAGGCTTCGTGTTTGCGAACGGTGGAAGCACGACCGCTGTCTTTGACTACAGCACCAGTTCGTCGTTCACCACTTTCACAACGGTGACCGCTGCTCAGTCGCCCCTTGCGGAGAATGGTTACATCACTGCTGCCGTCTCTGGCCTGTCTCCAGTGACGACTTACTATGTGCGAATCCGCGTGACTAACTCTTTTGGTTCTTCAACCAGCAGCACCGGCTCTTTCACATCTGCCGCTGGCGCACCATCAGCGACAATCGGAACGGCGAACGGTGGAAGCAGCAACGGAACAACCGCGACCGTTGGTGGCACTGTCAGTTGGAACGGCGCGAGCACTGCTGTTGTCGTTCAGTATTCGACCGATGCTGGCTTCTCGACCTTCACTGAAGTTGCCGCATCTCCGTCTCCGGTGACCGCGCAGTCTGTTTCGGTTAGCGCGTCGTTGTCTGGCTTGACTCTTGGTACGACTTACTACGCACGAATCAAAGCGACCAACTCGATCGGTACGACCTTGAGTGGTTCTGTCTCTTTCGTTACTTCAGCCTTGCCGACTGTCGTTCTGAATGCGACTACAAACTTCAACGAAAATCGCGCAACGGTGAACGCGACAATCAGCGCAAACTTTGCAAGCAGCACAGTTACTTTCGAAGTAAGCACGAACGGTGGATCTACTTGGAGTACGCCGGTGACCGCGACTGGCTCTCCGGTAACGGGGCAGTCTGTTGCTGTTTATGCAAACCTCACGGGACTTACTGTTGGTGCTGCTCACATTGTGCGCGTGAAGGCGACCAATGCTTCAGGCACAACAACAACGCAAAACAGCACCGGCAACTTCACGACTTGGAGTTTGCAGACTTTCGATCTTGGGTTCCCCAATTCCGGCACTCGCACTGGCACAATTCCTACAATCACTCCGACTGGCGGCTCTGCACTTACGCCTTCCATTTACAACATCATGATGTTCGGTGGCGGTGGATCCAGTTTCGGATCTGGCGGCGGTGGTGGATCGTTCTTCCAAACATCGAGCAGGACTGTTGGTGGTAACGGTGGACTTCAAGTTGTCGTAGGTGCTGGCGGTGCATACATTTCTAACGGTGCAGCCTCAGCGATTAACGGCAACGCTGGCGGTTCTCTCGGTGGTGGCAACATCAGTGT